AAGGTGCCCGCGTGCTGCGTCGGGATTACCGGCCGGCCCATCAGCGTCCCGTACTGGGCTCCACTGACGCCGCCGGGCGGGATGTAGATGAAGCCGCCCCACGCGCTCGTCGTACCGCCGGAGTTTACCCGGCCAGTAACCGACATCCGCAGCAGTTCCCATTCGACGTCCTGGTTCACAAACCAGACCGCGGTCCTGCGATACGGAGCGTAGAGACGCATCCACATCTTGATGATGTTGGAACCCAGGAGGGTTGTCCCACCCTGTTGGGTTTCCTTGGTCACCGAGATCAGTGACCCGGAATTGAGGAAGCCCAGAGGCTGTCCCGCACCGGTCCCGCGGAAGATGGCCTCTCCGATTTTGAAGTCGAGCTTTTCGCCGGCCTTCTGAGGTAGCCAGGCACCGAGCGCTGTCGAGTCGTCAAGCAACTCGTCCGTGACGGGAACCAGAGCGTAGACCTTACGCAATTTCAGTTCCTTGGCTTTCAGGTTCGGCTTGGACTGGGTTTGCGTCCCGGCCTCTCCGCCCCAATACGCCAGGAGACCGCCGCTTGTTTGCCAAGGCGTAGTCTCGTCCGTCACCAGCGACACCGAGTTACCGCTCAGCGGAATCTGGTTGCAGCGGGAGAGGATCGAATCCTCACCCTCGACGACCTTCATAATCGCTTCGCGGTACTCCTGGGGAACGCTGAACCCACCATCGGTTCCCACGCCCTCCGCCCCGTAGGTGGAGAGTGTGGCCTTCTGGTATGAGTCCAACTCCTGCGGGATACTTTCCCCGCCGGTCCCCGCAAGCTGGACCGCCTTGAAGAACTCCCCGGCGTGTTTGAATCCGCCCTTGGGGTCATCCGCAAGTCGATCCTTGCCCACCTTGATGTCGTGCGTCTTGCTGGCCTTGCTCTTCGCCCGAGGTTCGAGTGAAGCCTCGAGGGCGCTGACGCGCTCCTCGACGATCTTCTGCACTCGCGCCTCGTCATCAGCGTCGCGCTTGGCTTTGGAGACGTCCATCATCTTGCCGGGTCGATCCTCAAACAACTGCTTGAGGTTGATCGTCCCGTCTTCGGTGGCAACGCTCTCGGTGTTGTGCCCGTTTGCCTTGAGCCACTTGGTCACGGCGGCGTAGTCGTCGTCCGCTCCCTCGTAGCCGTCAGACCGGATCTGCTCGATGAAGTGTGACCACTTCATACATAGATCCTTTCGTACACATTCGGATCACGACGCGGTTCATCGAATCCCCAGCTCGGCCCAGGCACACATGACCGACCGCAGGAGGGGGTATCACTTACGCGAGGCATCCTCTAACAAAGTATTTACCAGGGGTGTCCCACTGGTACATCGTGACCTCCTCGGCGACCGAGGACAGTTCCAACTCGTTGTGCGTCCAGGATGATTCCTTGACGTAGCCCTTGCTCACGGCAACCGCCAGCGCGTCCTGGTTGGCGGGGACGGGAACCACCGAGAACTCAAGCAGGTTCCACTTGGTGATGATCTGCCGCACCCCGTCCCCGAACCGGGCGATGTCGTGCTTGGTCGCAGGACGCGAGTCCTGGATGGTGAACCCGACGCTGAACGCATTCAGGATCTTCTGTTGGAAGAGGCTGAAGATCGTGTCGGGCACCCACTCCTGCATGTCCGGTAGGGACTTGGGCCGTTCCGCAAACTGCACCTTCGCCACGATGTCCTGGGCGCGTCGGTGGATGGCTATGGCCTTGCCCACCGGGATGCGGTTGGAGTCGTGGCCGAACAGGACCACCGGGTTCTTGGTGAAGTCCGATAGATCAACCCCGGACGGGAGCATGACGTCTCCGTCACGATCAACCGAGGTCGTGGATATCCTGGCGATGACCGCCCGCTCGCCTTCGCTGGCCGAGAGTTTGGTCTGTAGGATCTTGTATTGCATTATTCCCTCTCCTCGCTGACGATCGGGATGACCTTGCAGCGGCAGTTGGGATGGATCGGCGGGCCCTGCAAGTCTGCGTAGTTGATCTGGAGCGTCCGCTCCACGATCGTCCCGTCCTTGCGGGCCACTTCCGCCGTTATCACATCACCCAGGCTGTAGAACGGGGCGTCCAACGGGACCGCAATGCCGGGCCGCCCCGGATCGTCGTCGCGCCCCGATCCCCACTTGTCCGCTACCGCGTTGCAGAACTCGCAGGCGCGGGGCGCCAAGAGGAACTGCTTGCCCGACACCACCCCGGACTGGGCCCACCCCTCGATGTTGGCGTTCGTGTGGGCGAACCGCATCTCGGTCCGTGCTATCCGCTCGGCCCGGTATTTCGTGAACTCGCTGTCCTTGATGTCCCGTATTCGCCGTGCAACCTGGCCCGTCGATTCGCCGGCCTCCATCCCCTCCATCAGCGCCTCGCGTAGTTCGGTGCGGAAACTGTCCGTCGCCGTCGTGCCGATCCGCCGCGATGCGTCCCGCAGATAGTTCTGGACTCGCGGGTTCTGGAGGTCGAACGAGGTGCCGACGATGTCCGGGCGCTCGGCGATGACCTGCGCGACTGCCTCCCGCCCGGCGCTCGTCATCGCCACCTCGATATGCGGGCGGGCGACCCCGGCGAGTTCTGAGGCCAGTTGCTCCACGTCGGCTTCGCTAAGGATGACGTCCGTCTGAATCTGTACGGCCCGCTGCACCCGGCGTGCTATCCGCTCGGCGTGCCGCCTGAATACGGGCGTCAACTCATCGGCCATCGGGCCAACGCCCACCGGCTCATTGGGGCCGGCCTTGGCCATGAGGTCCGCGTGGTAGACGATCTCAATGTGTTTGTATGCCTTCGGCGGGGGCGCTTCCTCTGGCTTGGGTTGGCCCGGTGGTGGTTGCTCGCCCCCTGCTCCCGGGGGTCCGAGCCCCGGCGGAATCTCCGGCTCGGTCGGCTCGAAGTCCTCGGGTGGCATCAGGCTCTCGGCCTGCTCAGGGGTCAGATTGAAGAACACGACCAGCATCCCGATGCCCGACTCGCGCGGGATCTTGCCGGTGACGACCCGATCGACGATCTCCAGGGCCGCCGTGATCTGCTGGCCGGCGAGGACTTGTTCGGGAGCGACGCCTGTGGTCGGCACCTCCTCCTCGACTTCCTCCTCGATGCCATCCTCAGCCATTTGTGAGCCCATAGACAGCGGAGCGTACCCACCCCCCACCATCGGCTCGTCCGCCAGCGGATCGTCCAGGGCCTCCGCACCGTCGTCTGCACGGATCTCGTTCAGCGACCATCCCGACTGCAGTTGGCTCGCCCGCTCCGAGATCCGCTCCGCTCTATCGTCGGGAATCGGGTTGTCGTGGATGAGGACCAGGCGGCCACCGTACTTCGGTAGCAGTTGCTCGTTGAGCACGTTCTCTACCCGTTGGATCATCGGCCACAGGGTGGTCTTGAACCAGAGCAGGTTGGATTCTCGCGCGTTGGCCCGGTTGACGTCGTCCGTCGTCAGGACGCTTTGCGGGACGCCGAAGGCTTGGCCGATGCTGTTGCGTAGCTGGTCCTGGCTCTTGTTGAACTCCAGCTCCCGGTTCGTCTCGGTCAGCCGCTCGAGCTTGGCTCCACCCCCAATGGTGGCGATGGACTCCTTGCGTCTTCCCATTCGTGAGAAGAGCTGGCGGAAGCCCTTGCGGATGCTGTCGGCCTGATCCTGCGTGAAGTCCCGCTCTGAGGTGAGGATGTAGTCCGGCACCCCAAAGCGCGTCAGCAGTTCGTACTGGAATGACTGGATGGCCTCCGATGACTCGACTGTCCTGAGCCACGCCTCGAGCGGGCTGAGTCCTCCCCACGGGTTCGTCGGGTCGAAGAGCCGGAACCACAGGATGTCTTCCTTCTCGAACCGCTGCATGTCCAAGCCTGAGCCCGACTCGAAGTGGCTCACGAAGTCCACCGGATCCGGCACGACCCTGGTGATGTGAGGTAGCAGCCTCCACATCTCCTTGGGGTCGTCCCCGTCCACGACATGCGTGAAGGCTTGACCTATCGACTGAAGATCGGAGAACACGCCCTCTCTCCACGAGAACCCGTCCCCCCACGGGTTGATGTCCGCGAGTAGGTCAAGGACTGGGTGCTGCTCGATCTCGGTCATGTCATCTGTGCTGGCTCGGATCGCGTGCTTGGCTGAGGTCGAGGGTGAGAACTCCGCCTTGCCCTGCAGGTAGGACTTGGTCCGCTTGTCGATGGTGTGGATCGTGCCGGCGGACTTGGTAACAGCCTTGGCTCCCGCCATACTGAACAGGCGGATGGGGACGGCGGCCGCGGCCTGCGCATTGAGCGAGATACAGCGTTGCACCCAGAACTGGAACGAACGGATGAGGCGCTCGGGGTCGGGCCTTCCCCCCCGGGGGGTCGTCCTAAGTACCACGCTCGTCC